ACCTTTGTCGTCAGAGAGATAGGTGGTGCTGGAACGGCAGAGCTGATGACATCAGGAAGCTTTAACTACACAAAGACATCAAACAACAGGTCAGAAGTAATCGGCTTTGAGAACCTAAATAACACAACATTCGACACGACCACGCTGAGTACGCTCAACATAACGGTACAATGGGGAGCTGCAAGCATCAGTAACTCAATAGACACACACGTACTAACCCTTCAACGAATATTCTAATGGCAGACAAGAGCGGCTCAAAGAAGAGTTCACCAACAACACGTAAAGGTAAATACTGATGAACAGGATTGTAAAAAAATCGAAGCCCAAGGGGCTTGGGGACACCATTGAGAACCTGACCACGGCAACTGGTATAAAGGCAGTAGTGGAGAAGGTAGCAGGCGAAGGATGTGGCTGTGGGGCCAGAAGAGACGCCCTAAACCGTATGTTCCCATACGATAAAAAGTAAAGTCGCTATCTTTGCAAGCAAAACAAAGAAAATGGCTTACACTAAACTTCAAGCTGGTCAGGCTTTAGCGGTAATCCCGTCAGACACTATATTCATCCCTGAGCCATCTGTTCAGGTTCTAACAGGAACTGCTGACTTCAGCGTGGCAGGTACACTAACAGACGTAGGAACAACATTTCTAAGCAGCGGAATCAGTGGTGATGCCATTGTTTACAACACAACAGCTGCAATAGCCTACGATGTAGCGTCTGTTACAGATGATTTAAACCTTGCACTGACCCCAGCAAGTGCTGGAGGTGCTACTGATGCTTACGTTATCTACAATGCCCCATCAGCTGGGTGTGTACTTTACGTTGGCGTGACTGGAGACGTTAAGGTAAAGACTACAGCAGGAAACGATGTCGTGTTTACTGGAGTGCCAGCAGGTAGTTTTATGCCTGTTCAAGTTAAGCAGGTGTTCGCTACTGGAACTACAGCAACGAACATAGTCGCTCTCTGGTGATAGGTATATCAAATAGTATCACTGGCAACCCAGCTTGCCTGCTTAGTGGCGGCGCCCCGCCATCTTCCCCTGACTTCATTTCTACTTGGGATACGACTAAGTCGGGTAGCGCATCAGATACGGTTGTACTTCCACTTCAGGCAACGGGGGTATACTCAGGAACGATTGATTGGGGGGATGGAAGTGAATCAGTGTTAAGTTACGCCAATAGAACCCATGTCTATGCTTCGGGTGGGGTCAAAACGATAACCATCTCTGGAACTATAGAAGGCTTCCGATTCGCTAATGTTGGTGACAAGCTTAAAATAACCAATATCTCTAATTGGGGTAATTTGACAATCACAACGAACCAATCATTTTTTGGATGCTCTAATATGACCTGTACTGCTACTGATTCTCCAACATTCAATTCAGCTGATTTATCATATACACTATATGGCTGTTCTCTGTTTAATGGAACAGTTAATAATTGGGATATAGGAATAGCGACTGATATTCAAAGATTCTTTATGGAGGCAGATTCATTTAACCAAGACCTGAATAATTGGGATGTTAGCGGTGTAACAGTTATGACCAATTTATTTACTGGAGCAAATTCGTTTAATGGTAGCTTACTCGGTTGGGATATATCTGGAATAACAGCATTAACTGGTTTTTTACAGGGAACATCATTTAATAACTCTTCAATAAATAGCTGGAATGTTAGTAATGTGCAACTATTTAACAATATGTTCAGAGAGACTCTATTTAACCAAGATATATCGAGTTGGAATATGAGTAGTGCAACTCGAATAGATCAAATGTTTTTTGGTAATACGGCGTTTAATCAGAATATAGGTGGTTGGGATTTAAGTAATTGTACAAGAATGGATTACACTCTTTTCAATTGTGATGCATTTGACCAAGATATATCAGGATGGGACATTAACCAAGTGAGTAATTTCTTATCATTTATGCAATCAGCAACTGGTTTATCAACTGCCAATTACGATGCACTGTTAATAGCATGGGATGCACAAGGCGCAATGTCTTACTCAGGAACAGTAAACTTTGGCGGCAGTCAGTACACTTCGGGAGGCGCGGCAGAAACAGCAAGAACCAGTCTGATAAGCAAGTGGGGAGGAATCACAGACGGAGGAGCAGCATAAAAAATAAAAGATGAACGAGATAAAGTACCCATCAGTTAGAACCTACTACATCTGTTTCGATGACGAGAGAACTGAAGTCAAATCATACGGTTGGGTAGACCCTAACCAAGTGTTTGAAACGATTTGGATTTTTGATGAATTTACCGATGAAGAGCAATGGCTTGCCGAGTTATTAGTTTGGGGCATCATACCCGATATTGACGAACAAGGAAACTTAGTGTTATGAAAGCAGACCACACCGTAGGAGACTTTGTGATGTTCAAGGAGTGCGCCATTAAGTTCGCATCAAACTTTGCTGATATCAAGATATGGGTATTTACTTTTGTATGTACTCCCATAGTGACGTTTACCGAGAAGTATCTTTTTGCTGATTGGCAGTTTCTAAAGTGGCTTGCTCTGTTTATGATCATTGACCTGATTACAGGAATAGCAAAAGCGTGGCACAACAAGCAAGCAATCACATCCTACGGATTCAGAAGAACAGTAGTAAAGGCTGTTCAGTACGGAACCTTTCTCGTTGTGATGCACATACTTGACAACTTTGAGATAGACGGAGAGAAAACTGAAATGTTCGGATGGATAGTAACAGGTGCGTACTCTTTTCTAATGGGTGTAGAGGGAAAGTCAATACTTGAAAATATTGTAGTGCTTGATGACAGGTTTGATGTAAAACACTTTATAGAAAAGATTGGAGAAGCGTTCAAAAGAAAGTAACTAACTTTGTAGCATGGCAACAATACAGGCAACCCTCAACATCACAAGCTCTGACGCAACGTCTGAGTCATTGGCTATATCGCAGACTGATGCGATCACGGTAACTAACCCAGTACAGAACACAAGTAGAATCAGTGTTGGTGCAGTTTCAGCAGAGGTTATCGTACCAGCCGCCAAGGCAGCCATAACCTATGTGTACCTAAAGAACACTGACGCTACAAACAGCCTTGACCTTGCAGAGGCTGCTACAAGTGTTAGTTTTGGTACACTTGGCCCAGAGGAGTGGGCGTTCCTTCCAATTAAGGCATCTGTAGGTCTTGAGGTAACGGCAAGTGCAGCTACTGTTGTGCTTGAGTACGGGATCTGGACACAGTAATGAAATTCGATGGTGGGCATAAGATATTGCTCATCATTATCTTCATAATGGGTCTCCTACTAATCGCATCATCACTCAAAATTGAACGACTTAACAAAACATCTCATAAGCCAGTACCTACCGTATCTGATAGCATTTCTACTGGGAGTTATTGTTGCATGGAAGGGCTGCGGTGATACAAGCGGTAAACCCGTAACTACCATCATCGAGAAACCTGTTCCAACTGTAGAGTACGTTGATAGGTGGCGAACAGACACCGTTAGATTCGTTTCTAAGGAGTTTGTTACTGTTAGGGATACAATCACATCAGAGATAATAGTTAAACGCTTAGACACGCTCTTTTTAGTTGACACGATTAAGATTGTTGAGGCGTGGTTAACTGAGGTAGCAAAGTACGACACAACGATAGAGCAAAAAAACGCCAGTATCTCTTTGAACTGGCAAAACTACCAGAACAGGTCTGAGAACCTAAAGGTAACCTACACACCCAAGAAGGTTCCGTTGAAGTGGGCGTTGGGGGTTCATGGAAACGCAGGACTTATATCAGACTTCAAGACAAGCTATGTGCCTTTAATGGGGCTTGGCGTTCAGGCTACAGTAAAAAAGACGTACTTTAGCGTTGACTACGGATTCAACGGACAACATTACGTTGGAGTTCGGGTCGGAAGAAATATCGTAAATTTGTAACCCAATGAAATTAGAAACAACAGAGTTAGAGCAGATTCAGTCTGCAAGAGAGAAGTTCAATCAGGCAAAGATGACGCTTGGTGATCTTGAACTTAACAAGCAGGTGGTGCTTGGTGAGATAGAAACAATCAAGGCCGAGTTCAAGGTTCTTGAGGACGCACTCATCGAGAAGTATGGCGCTGACTCAACAATCAACATGACAAATGGTGAAGTTACTAAGAAGGATAATCAACCTCTTCAAAAAGTGTAAAATGGCAAAAATAAATAACACAGCAGCATACGCAATATCATCTCCTATAGATGGAAGCGATATAGTAATTGGATCAGCACTTGGGTTTGGTGGAGACACCAAAAACTTTCAGATGTCTGACATTGCGGCTTACGTGATGTCCCCTTCAGTATCAACAATCACTCTAGACCAAGTTTGTTTAGTGGGTTCTTCTACAACAACAGGGATTACTGTTGCAGGCACGACAACACTGAACGGAGTTCTTGATGCCAACAGTACCGCTGACATTACAGGAAACACCACAATAGGCGGAACGCTTGGGGTTACTGGAGTATCTACGTTAGGCGAGATTGACGCTTCAGGCGTTGCAGATATCGCAGACACCCTTACGTTGAGTAAGCCGAGTGGAACTGGACTACAGGTTGATGCGGACGTAAATATCGATGGAGGGTTAACTATAGGTGGGTCAGGAACAGCTCTTTTGATGTCGTCTGGAACCGCTTCTTTTAATTCAGCCTTAATAGCTTCGTTGGCGGTAACAAATCTTATATCAGCAGGAACTGCTCCGTCCTCCGCGGTAGACACGGGAACAGCTGGACAAATAGTAGTTGATACCGACTACATTTACGTATGCACGGCGACCGACACGTGGAAGCGTGTAGCAATAGCAACTTGGTAATGGATATCCGTAAGATTTCAGTAGGCGCAAACTACAAGGACGCCATGCACTACATTGTGGGTCAGCCAGTGATAGGCGGTGAGTATGAGATACACCTTATCAAGTTTCATGACGAGATAGACTCATTTAGAATTTGGATATCAAACGGAGAAGAGGTAATGCTGTGGAAGGAATTTAAAGACATGCCAATTTCAATCGAGTACAACATAAACTTCTAAAATGAAATCCCCATATATGTTCATCGTTCGCCCAAAAGACGGCAAGCGATACGCGAACATCAACGATGACCTTATAGTAAGCACATCACAGGAAGACCACAGATTCTCACAGAGGATAGCCGAGGTGGTCGAGCTTCCAATAAAGTATGACGGGCCGATAAATGTAGGAGACCTCCTGCTTGTTCATCACAACGTGTTCAAGTTCTACTACGACATGAAGGGCAGGCAGAAGAGCGGAAGGAGCTTCTTCAAAGACGACCTGTTCTTTGTAGACCATATGCAGTTCTTTATGTATCACAATGGAGAAAGGTGGAACGCTCACGACAAATACTGCTTCATCAAGCCAGTTGAGAAGAAAGACTCTATTATCTTCAAGAACGTATCTGAGGAGCCTTTGGTGGGTACGATCAGATACATCAACGAGCAGCTTGAGGCATTCGGTCTGAAGGAGGGTGATGAGATATCATTCAAGCCAGACAGTGACTATGAGTTCACGGTTGATGGCGAGAAACTATACCGCATGTTCACTGATAACATAACACTGTCTCTATGATATACTTCGCTGACGAATTCCTTAGTTCGGAGTGGTATGACGCCACGAAAGAACAGCTTGTCTCAAATGAGTTCGAGGAGGTTATAGCTGGCGATAAACCGTTTTATGTGCAGACACCTTCTATGGCATTCAATGAGATTGTTGAGTCTAAAATATCAAGGCTTGAAGGACGTCCTGTAAGGAATATACTTAGTTTCTTTAGAGTTGCTACAGATGTTTTGGACACAGACTGGAGGATACACTCTGACCAAAAAATAAATGGTAAGCAACCAGATAGGGCGATTGTGCTTTTCATGTCTCCATCCAATTCTGATAGCGAGTTGAACGGTACTGCTTTTTGGAAACATCAAGAATATGGATACACGCTACCACAATCAACAGACAAAGAGTTTGATAGGATGCTTTCAGAAGAATCAAACGATTTAAGCAGGTGGGAGTTGAATACGGTAATAGGACACAGGGAGAATAGGCTTATATCATACCCTTCATCCTACTTCCATAGCAAATACCCTAACAAGGGATGGGAAGAGGGTAGGATTGTTTTTGTAATGTTTTATAGTCATGGGTAAGAGTAGTAGATATTCAGGGGATAAGTCATCTCCAAAAATCAAATACAACAAGAATGGATTCAAGAACTATAAAGGAGGAGATTATCAAAGCTGGGAGGATAGCAGTGAACCAACTCATCAAGGTCGCAAAGGAAGAGATAATAAAGCCCGACCCAGAAGATGAGCTTGCGGCTGATAGGCTGAAGAACGCTGCTGCCACAAAGAAGCTTGCCATATTTGATGCGTTTGAAATAATGAAGCGTATTGAAGAGGAGGAGGAAAAGCTTAATGCCCCTGAAGAGAAAGAAGAAAAGAAGTCAAGTGGAGGATTCGCAGAGAGAAGGTCGAGAAAGTAGGATATACGAGGTAATTGAAGGCCACGTACCTAAAACCGTTCTCTCAAAAAAGAACAAGGCTAAATCATGGACGTATGGGTATGACGACAAGTATGACATGGTCGTTATATCAAGAGATGGGACTGTAGGAGACGTCTATCTGATAGAAGGTCTTCGTGTTGCGCTTCCGTTAGTACCTGAGAAAGTATTCTCAAGAAGTAAGAAACAATCAGAACAGTATTGGGAGGCTGAAGAGTACCCAAAAGAACTCAAGAGGATACAGAGTATATTCCAGTGGAATGAGATGCCATCGTCCTTCAAGGACAAGTGGGTTGATTACATAGAGGAAGAGTTCGACAGAAGAGAGTTTGGACACTGGTTCAAGAACAACGGAATCCCAACGTACATAACAGGCTCTCACTATATGTACCTACAGTGGACAAAGATTGACGTTGGGCTGCCAGACTTCAGAGAGGCTAATAGAATATTCCACATTTTTTGGGAGGCGTGTAAGGCTGACAAGAGAAGCTTTGGAATGTCCTACCTTAAGATCAGACGTTCAGGATTCTCATTCATGGGATCTTCAGAGGGCGTGAATACAGCAACGCTTGCAAAAGATGCAAGGGTTGGGATACTATCAAAGACGGGTGCTGATGCAAAGAAGATGTTCACCGACAAGGTTGTGCCCATAAACAGCAACTATCCATTCTTCTTCAAGCCGATCATGGATGGTATGGACAGACCGAAGACCGAGCTTTCGTACAGGGTTCCTGCCTCCAAAATCACAAAGAACAATATGCACAACGTAGAGGAGGATGTGCTTGAGGGACTTGACACAACTATTGACTGGAAGAACACAGCAGACAACAGCTACGATGGTGAGAAATTATTACTTCTCATTCATGACGAGAGCGGAAAATGGGAGAAGCCTGAGAACATACTCAACAACTGGAGGGTGACAAAGACGTGTCTCCGACTTGGTAGTAAGATTATTGGTAAGTGCATGATGGGGTCAACCTGTAACGCACTCAACAAGGGTGGGAATAACTTCAAGAAGCTGTACAACGATTCAGACACCTCCACAAGAAACTCAAACGGTCAGACAAAGAGCGGTATGTATAAGCTCTTCATTCCTATGGAGTGGAACATGGAGGGGTTCATAGATAGGTACGGCATGCCTGTGCTTAGGACGCCAAGTAAGCCTGTACTGGGTGTTGATGGAGAGATGGTCGGCATGGGGGCTATTGACTACTGGGAGAACGAGGTGCAGTCACTCAAGGGTGACGCTGATGCCTTGAACGAATACTACAGACAGTTTCCAAGAACAGAGTCACATGCCTTCAGAGATGAGAGCAAGCAGTCGTTATTCAACCTTACCAAGATATATCAGCAGATTGACTACAACGACAATATGATAACCTCGCACCACCTAACGAGAGGACGTTTCCATTGGGAGAACGGAATCAAGGACACAAAGGTGATATGGACGCCAGATAAGAATGGAAGGTTTGTCGTGTCTTGGATACCACCTGCAGCTATGCAGAACAGGTACGAGATGCGTAATGGGAGGAAGTTCCCTGCAAATGAGCATATAGGGTCTTTCGGGTGTGACTCGTATGATATATCAGGAACAGTAGGGGGTGGAGGCTCTAACGGTGCGCTTCACGGACTTACAAAGTTCAATATGGACGATGCGCCAAGTAATGAGTTCTTTCTTGAGTACGTTGCAAGACCTCAGACAGCTGAGATATTCTTTGAGGAGGTTCTCATGGCAATAGTATTCTACGGGATGCCGATACTGTGCGAGAACAACAAGCCAAGACTGCTGTATCATCTCAAGAACAGAGGGTATAGAGGGTACTCAATGAACAGACCTGACAAGCCAGCTATGAAGTTGTCCAAGACCGAGAAAGAGCTGGGTGGAATACCTAACACGAGCGAGGATGTGAAACAGTCACACGCAGCGGCTATTGAGTCTCACATTGAGAAGTACATAGGGATGGACTTGGAGGGTACATTCAGAGACCCTGACGAGATGGGTTCGATGCCCTTCAACAGAACCCTTGAGGATTGGGCGAGGTTTGATATAAATGCAAGGACAAAGTTTGATGCTTCTATCAGTTCTGGACTTGCTATTATGGCAAATCAGAAGAACCTATATACACCACAGAAGATGCAGTCAAAAATAAGCATTAACTTTGCAAGATACGATAACTCAGGCAAATCGAGCCGATTAAACCGATAAATGGAGGAAGTAACAATAAATGTTTCCGCTGCGGGATTCCCCGACCAGTTTGCAACAGACAGAGAGAAGGAGGATTTAGGTTACGGACTTATGGTCGGTCAGGCCATTCAATACGAGTGGTTCAAGAAAGATGGCAACGGTTGTAGATACTATGATCAGTTCAGAGAGTTCCATAAACTAAGACTTTACGCAAGGGGAGAGCAGTCTGTACATAAGTATAAGAACGAGCTTGCTATTGATGGAGACCTGTCATATCTAAACCTTGACTGGACACCAGTTCCTATCCTTCCAAAGTTCGTTGACATTGTGGTCAATGGAATGACGGACAGGTTGTTTAAGGTAAGGGCATACGCTCAAGATGCCATGTCGTCAAAGAAGAGGAATCAGTTCCAAGAGAATGTTGAGACTCAGATGGCAGGAAAGGACGTGTTCAATCTTGTACAGCAAGAGTTTGGTGTTGACCCATTTACAATGAACCCTAATGATGTTCCTGACAATGATGAGGAGCTTTCATTGTATATGCAACTAAACTACAAGCCAGCTATTGAGATAGCTGAGGAGGTTGCTATCAATACTATTCTTGAAGAGAACAGGTATCAGGATATAAGAAAGAGGCTCGACTACGACCAAATGGTACTTGGTATATCGGTTGCTAAGCACGAGTTCAAGAAAGGCGCTGGAGTCGTTCTTGACTATGTAGACCCAGCAAACGTGGTGTACAGCTACACTGAAGATCCATACTTCAAGGACTGCTTCTATTGGGGAGAGATAAAGACCCTTCCTATGACCGAGCTTATTAAGATAGACCCAGACCTCACAAACGAGGACATGGAGCTTATCTCAAAGTACAGTCAGAGTTGGAACAACTACTATAACGTATCTCAGTTCTACGAGAACGACATGTTCTATAGAGATACATGTACACTTCTATTCTTCAACTACAAGACAACAAAGAAGTTTGTGTACAAGAAGAAGATGCTTGATAATGGCGGTGAGCGTGTTATAGAGAAAGACGATGAGTTCAACCCACCACAGGAGATGATGGAAGAAGGCAACTTCGAGAGGGTTGAGAAAACAATCGAGGTTTGGTACGAGGGTGTTATGGTGATGGGTACTAACATCATGTTGAAGTGGGAGCTTGCCAAGAACATGGTAAGACCAAAGTCAGCAAGTCAGCACGCTATGCCTAACTATATTGCGTGTGCGCCAAGAATGTATAAGGGTGTTATTGAATCCCTTGTAAGGAGAATGATTCCTTTTGTAGACCTTATTCAGGTAACACACCTGAAGATGCAGCAGATTATTGCTCGTATGGTTCCTGATGGTGTATTCATTGACGCAGACGGACTCAACGAGGTTGACCTTGGAACAGGGAACGCATATAGCCCAGAGGATGCACTGCGGCTATACTTCCAAACTGGTAGTGTCGTAGGTAGGAGCTATACACAGGATGGCGAGTTTAACAATGCAAGAGTACCTATTCAGCCTATCAACTCTACAGGAAGCGCCTCTAAGATGCAGCTTCTTATAGCAAACTATAACCACTACCTTGACATGATCAGGGCTGTAAGCGGTCTTAACGAGGTTAGAGATGGCTCTACACCAAATCCAGATGCACTGGTTGGTGTTCAGAAGCTTGCTGCTCTAAGCTCAAACACAGCTACAAGACATATACTCGAATCAAGTCTATTCATACTCAGAAGACTTTCAGAGGCTTTATCAAACAGGGTCGCTGACATACTTGAGTATGCAGACTTCAAAGAGGAGTTCTTGAATCAGATTGGTAACTACAATATTGATACACTGGAACAAATCAAAGACCTGTACCTATACGACTTCGGTATATTCATTGACGTAGCCCCAGACGAGGAAGAGAGAGCGCAGCTTGAGCAAAACATTCAGATGGCGCTGTCTAAGCAGGACATTAACCTTGAGGATGCTATTGACATCAGGGAATTGAAGAATATAAAAGTCGCCAATCAGCTTCTTAAGGTTAAGCGAAAGAAGAAACAAGAGGCTGACCAACAGCAACAGATGCAGATGCAACAGGCACAACAGCAAGGTCAGATGCAGTCTCAGCAGATGGCGGCTCAGGCGGCACAGCAGAAGATACAGCTTGAGTCTCAGGCTAAGATGCAGCTCGAGCAGACCAAGACAGAGATGAGCATACAGCGACTTGACGCTGAGGCTAAGTATAAGTTAATGCTTATGGAGCGTGAGTTCGAGATGAACATGCAGCTACAGGGCATGACCCAAGAGCAGCTCAAGCAGCGTGAGGACATGAAGGAAGAGGCTAAGGGTAAGCGTATAGACAAGCAGAACACGCAGCAGTCTAAGCTTATCGAGCAGCGTAAGAACAACCTTCCTCCAATGAGTTTTGAATCAAACGAGGACAGCTTGGACGGGTTCGACCTTGCTGAGTTCTCACCCCGATAAAAATAAAATCAATAATTTTGCATAAAATAAAATCAAAATGGCTGAATTTAAAGTAAGAGACCTCGGAGAGGTAGAGTCAAAGTCTGTTCAAGAAGTAGAGAAGGCGCTTCTCGAAAAACACGAGCAGCAAATGAATCAGGAGGAGGCTCCTGTTATTAAGAGTGAAGATCCTGTTGAAAAGCAGGAGTTAAGTATAAAAGACGAAGACGTTCTTTCACATATTAAAGACCGATACGGTAAAGAGATAAACTCACTTGATGAGTTGTTCTCTGAAAGAGAATCATCCCCTGAATTACCAGAGGATGTTGAGGCTTTCTTCAAATACAAGAAGGAGACTGGTCGTGGTCTGAATGATTTCATGCAGTTGAATAAGAACTACGATGAGATGGATTCAGACGTGTTGCTTGCAGACTACTACAAGCAGACAGAGGAAGGTCTGGACGAAGATGACATCAATGACTTGATTGATTCAAAGTTCGGATACGATGAAGACCTTGACGAGGAGTCGCTTGTAAAGAAGCAGAAGTTAGCCAAGAAAAGAGAACTCAATAAAGCCAAGAAGTTCTTTAAGGAACAGCAGGAGGCATACAAGGTTCCGCTTGAGTCAAGCAAGGAGCCTGCTGACGCTAAGTACGATGGAGAGCTTAGGTCTTATCGAGATAAAATGAAAGAGGCTGAAAGTGTCGAAGCTGAGAACCAAAAGAAAAGAGAATGGTTCAGCAAGAAGACTGATGACCTTTTCACTGACGAATTCAAAGGTTTTGAGTTCAATGTCAATGACGAGAAAATCACCTTCAAACCAGCGGATGCGGCAGAGCTTAAGAAGAGTCAGCAATCACCGATGAACTTCATTAACAAGTACATTGGAGAGGATGGGCTACTAAGTGATGCAGCAGGATACCATAGGTCACTTTCGATTGCAATGAACCCTGACAAGTTTGCCAAGTTCTTCTACGAGCAAGGTCAAGCAGCAGCGGTCGATGGCATGGCGAAGAAGTCCAAAAACATTGACATGGACACTCGCAGAGCGCCAGAGGTCACTAAGAAGGGGGGAATGCAAGTACGATCAGTAAGTCAAGACTCAGGTCGAGGCTTAAAGATTAGAAGTAAACGAACATAAACTTTTTAAAGAAAAACAAAAATGGCTTTAAACCCAACCCCAACATTTCAGTTGCAGCCAGCCCCAGAGAGACAGGCGCTTGCAACTAACTACATTACAAACTTTGATTTCTTGAGTCAGTATCTTCCTGATACTTACGAAAAGGAATTCGAGCGTTACGGAAACCGAAGCGTTGCATCATTCCTACGTATGGTAGGTGCTGAGATGCCTTCTAATTCTGACCTTATCAAATGGGCAGAGCAAGGACGTCTTCACGCCAAGTACGTTGAAGTAGGCGCTGCTATTGCTGTCGCTGGACAGAACACCCAAGTATTCACAATTAACGACACTCTAACTGGTCAGATTGCGGTTAGAGATGGTCAGACGATTATGGTGAGCTGGAACAGTGGGGCAGGTTCTAACAAGGCTATTGTTAGCAATACTGACTATGCTGCTGGAACATTCCAAGCAAACTACTACGAGGTAGGCGGTTCTGCTGCTGCTACAACAGGCGCTGGTAACTCTGACGTAACTATTATGATTTACGGTTCTGAGTTTGGAAAAGGAACCAACGGAATGGCTGAGTCTCTTGAGGCTGAGGATGAAATCTTCGACAACAAGCCAATCATCATCAAAGACAAGTACGCTGTATCAGGTTCTGACATGGCTCAAATCGGATGGGTAGAGGTGACTACTGAGAACGGAGCTTCAGGATACCTGTGGTACTTGAAGTCTGAGCATGAGACTCGTCTACGTTTCGAGG